AACCACAGCTACGCAGAATACGTTCTTGCTTTTCAGTATTGGTGTGGTCGTTGTAAAACTCATTTTTTGCATCTAGGACGCTTTCAATTACGTTTACGCTATTCAGCATTGCTGAGTAATCTTGTGCGATTTGATCTGCTTCTCTAGTCATTAGTTTATCCTTCTAGCGCCGCAATGCGGTCTGTTAGTGCTGTGATTAGTGCGTTTTGTTCTTGGATAGCTTTGACGAGGATTGGTATGAACTTCTCGTACTTCAAACCGTACTGTTTGCCGTCACTCGTAAGCGACACAGTAATGTTTTTCTTAGCGGCGGCGGTATATCCAGCGGCCTCTTCAAGATCACGCACGGCTTGCGCCTTGAAGCCAATGTCCATCCAATCTTCTTTGTGAGTGCCGTCTGGAGTTTGTGCTAAAAGATCATAGTCTTCAGCGTACTTATCCCCGTACTTAGAACGCTTGTCCCAGTAGTAAGTGACGGGTTCTAAAGCCTTTACAAAGTCCAGACCAAGGTCTAAGTCAACAAAGTCAGTTTTGTCGCGCTCGTCGGAGGCAACTGTCAAAGCAACTTGTACATGAATTACACCGATATTTTCATCGCCTAAAACCACCGTATTGTTTGCCGTGGAAATTGCTCCACCGGGACTTCCTGAGCGTCCTGCATCATGTCCAAGAAGAACATTACCAGTGCCGGAGGTGACGGATACTCCTGCGCTATCTCCTAAAGCAGAGTTGTTACCTCCAGACGTTAATGCTCTAAGCGCACCTACTCCCATGCCATTGTTACTATTACCTGTAACAACTCCAGCACCTGCTGCATCATAACCAATGAAGGTGTTATTACTGCCTGTAGTCATCGCATCACCCGCAAGACCACCAACGATGGTGTTTAGTGTCCCCGTGGTGACATTTGCACCTGCTCCTGCTCCAACTGCTGTATTGTAAATATTTCCTGAAGAGTTTACTTGTGCTTCTAAAGATTGACGCCCAATTGCTACGTTATTTTGACCGCCTGTTTCAGTGGTTAATGCTTTAAAACCTACTGCAACATTGTCTGCTGCGGCTAGAAGCGCATCACCTGCAAGACCGCCGATAAGGGTGTTTTGGATTCCCGTGGTGAGTGCAACACCTGCAAAGTATCCAATTCCAACATTGTATGTATCTGTAGCCGTTGTGAAGTTTTGATCCCCTAAAGCACTTCTACCAATGGCAACTGTTTTTGCACCTAGCGTGTCGTTTAGTAAAGCAAAGGGGCCAACAGCTACGTTATCGCTCGATGCAGTAAGAGCCTGACCCGCCCTACCCCCAATGAGAGTGTTCTGGATTCCCGTGGTGACTGACAGACCTGCATCTGCACCCACTGCGGTGTTGAACGTATCTGTAGCCGTGGTAAAGTTTTGAGTAAACAAAGCGTTCATCCCAACTGCTACTGATTTACTACCTTTTGTATCTGAACTTAAAGACGCATAACCATGAGCGACATTTCTAGTGCCTACAGTTAAAGCATCACCAGCTTCACCACCAATAAGGGTGTTGAACTGGCCCGTGGTGACTGATTCACCCGCAGAGTAGCCCATAGCCGTATTGTAAGCGTTTGTAGCCGTAGTAAAGTTTTGTGCGGCTAGTGCTGTGCGGCCTACAGCGACACTTCTTGAACCTAAAGTATCTGCGCTTAGAGCACTATAACCAATTGCTACGTTGTAATCTGAATCGGTAAGAGCATCACCTGCAAAAACACCGATGAGGGTGTTTTGAACGCCCGTGGTGACTGAGGCTCCTGCGGCAAGGCCTACTGCTGTATTAAGAGTATCTCCAGAAGAGTTTTGTGCGGCTAAAGCATTTTTACCAATTGCTGTTGAACCATTCCCTGCTGTGTCTGCCGTAAGAGCTAGGTATCCTAGTGCAACATTAGCCGCTCCAGTAGTAAGTGCATCCCCAGATAAACCTCCGATGAGGGTGTTCTCAGTTCCCGTGGTGACTGCTCCACCTGAGTTGAAGCCAACTGCTGTGTTGTAAGAATCTGTAGCTGTGGTGAAGTTTTGAGTTTGAAGAGCAAAGTAACCAATCGCAGTAGAACGACTACCTAACGTATCTGTTGTTAATGCTTGATGACCAACCGCAACATTAAAATCGGCATCAGTAAGAGCGTCACCAGTTAACGCACCAATCAGAGTGTTTGCTACACCCGTTGTAACTAATACTCCTGCATCAGCACCAACAGCAACATTGTAAGCATCAGCCCCAGCGTTCTGAGTTTTTAAAGCCCTGTATCCAACAGCAACATTAAAACCATGAGCATCTTCAGTCGTCAAAGATTCATAACCTACAGCTACGTTGTTATCACCCGTAGTCAAAGCCGTACCAGCTTCATCGCCCACAACCACGTTGTAGTTGCCGCCAGATGTGATGCTGTTACCTGCGTTGACACCTATACGGGTGTTAGAGGTTCCTGCTGATGGAGTAGATAACTCGCCGCCTACTGCTAGGTTTCCAGCAAGTTCAAGATCATCCATCTCATAGACGATAGCGCCTGATCCTGCACCATCGGTAGCTACAATCTTAGTCTGACCAGCAGCAATGACCACGTTTGCGCCAGTGCCTTGAGTAAGCGTCAGTGCAGCAGCAGTCTCGTTACGCATGATCCAAGTATGAGATAGCGTATTGGGTGCAAGTGTGACTGTACAAGCCTGACCACCACCCGTTAGGCGTAAGAAGGTACTTCTAAACTGGTCAGTCGCGCCATCTGCCATTGTGATGGTATGAGTTGATGCGTTAGCTATGGCCTCTGCACCGTGTCCCATTGCCTCTGCAATAAGCTCTAAATTTGTATTTGTACTCGTGCCCCAAGTACCGCTCTCATCGCCCGTGGCAATCTCTTTTAAGCGTAAATCATTAACGTAAGTTGCCATTTCATGCTACCTCTTGGTAATTCGGTGTTTGGCTTGTTGATATTTCTGAATAATTTGGTGTTTGGCTTGTGTCAATTTGACCCCAAACATTTGTTGGGGCGCTTTCGCCAGTAGCACTAACTCCGATAACTGCAACATTCGCATCGGCTGTAGTCGATACTGTACCTGCTGCACCTGTTCCTGCAACACCCGTTGGAACAAGAGTGTTATTCGTGACAAGGGAGATTGTACCAAGTGCAGACGTTCCCGCCACACCAGTAACAGAAACATTGGCTTCCGCATCCACAGTGACGGTAGTAACCGCGCCTGTGCCAACAACTCCTGTGACGGCAACATTTGCTTCGGCATCAACCGTAGGAATAGTGACCGCGCCCGTACCGACAACGCCTGTAGGGGTAACATCAGCCGCCGCCGAAACCGTGACAGATCCGATGCCTGAAGTGCCTGCGACACCCGTGACAGTGACTGGGAGTGTTTGACCCCATCCAGCTTCGCCCCAAGTACCTCTGCCCCATCCGCTAATAGCTGCCACACGTTATGCCCTATGCGATGCGAATGATCGCGTTGGATGCGTCAGCGGTAGGAAACTGGATAGTAAAGTCACCAGCGGTAGAAGTTTTATCTCCTCCGAAATCTAAAGCACATACGCTAGGATCTCCAGATAAAGCCTCACCGTAAATCAATGCTCCTCTTGCGGTAATCGTAACATTCGAAAATGTAAGATCTGCAAAATCACAAAGAGCAGTCGTACCACTTGCAACAGGGGTTATAGACGTTAAAAACGCACCTTTTGCAGTGTAGTTTGTACCACTAGTTTCATTAGAACTCGTATAAGCAGTTGTTGCAGCACCTAAAGATGCGGAACTGGTATACAAAGCAAGTTTATACTGGTCACCAGCAGCGGTGAAATTATGAACACCTTTTAAAATTTCAACTTTAAAACTTGTGCATAACGCGGTTGTGATAGCCATTACAGCCTCCTAATTATATCAGCCATATCCTTATGGCCTTGACGTTCAAATTCAGCGGTAAGGGTAGTCCTATCGCTTTTAATTGCTTCTTTAATATAGTGTAAAGTCGTAGCTTTAACTGCTTCTTTAAATTCTTCTGCTTGTTGGGCAATAACAGGATGACAATTACCCCCAACACTTACAATTCTATCAGCTATCGTTTGTGCCCAAAACTCAGGGTCATGCCCTTTATTGTTCGTAGTCGCTACTAATACGTTGCCTACTTCTAACTTCGGGGCTTCAAAAAACATACGTTACTGTCCTTTCGCAATATCATAACGATATTCGTCTATTGCGCCATATCCTTGGCCCAAATTCTTTAATCCGTTTATTGCTTGTATAAACCTTTGTTCATACTGAGCTGTTTCTTCAGGTATTTTAAGAAAAGTAGCTGCTTCAACTAATGTTCCATATAGTAAAGCATCTGGGCCATTATCAGAAAGCCACGTTGTTGCAGACCCACTTGTTGTTGTTAACGAAGCAGGACGATACTTATAATGAAGTTCAAACGAATATGATGAATCAGGCGTTGGAGCTAATACGAAAGTAGTATTATCAAACTGAGCGTAATATTTTGGAAGACCTGTTGTCGCAGGGTTAGGATTAAAATCCCTAATAAATGAAACGTGCTTTAATAATAAATAGGTATAGACGTTACTAGAAATTACGGCAAGACTGTACGGAGCTAAAAAATCATCGGGGGTAGATAAGTAAGTATTACTTTCAGAAGATGTTCCGGTGACGTTTTTTCTAAAGACAGGAAGTTCTACTGTTTTTAAAATACGCTCTTCAGCTTCCTGGATAAAAGTATCTAATTCAGAAACAAAAGTTGTTTCTGCAGTTTCCATATAATCTTGAACTGTTGATTTAAGCGTAGCTAATGTAAAACTCATGTTATTACCACTGTTATTTCACCTAGTTCAGATTCTCCAGAAACACCTTCAAATTGACTACCTATCGGGTCTAAAAGAGTAGATAAAGGTTGTCCACCTACATTAACCCCACTAACCGTTGTATTACTTGGCCCGAAAGCGAAAACAACACCTAATTGTGCTTGAGGCAAAGGTGCTTCCGGCCTAGCTTGTCTTAAACCTTCTGGATCACTAACTTTGTGCGGAGGTTCTAATTGAGGATGTTTTGGCTCGTAACATTCAGAACAAACTTTAAACCCTGTCCATTCCATTTGCATTTTTGTATAACGCACACGAAAACCACATCGGTCACATACTCCGTATGAATGTTTTCCTTGCGCAAAAGCCATTAGACATATGTCCGTCTTGGCACTAAATGCAAAGAACCGTCATCGTCATACTTAATAGCATTAACTAAGTTTTGTTCATAAAGAGGTTGTAATAACCCTGCTTTTTCTGGATTTTTCTTTAACGCAAGATTAAAAGCTAATCCGGTAACTAAACAAGGCATAAACCGACTAGGTATATCAATATCTTCTGCCCCAGCGTTTACATCTTGAATTCTTTTCCAACGATAAGAAATTAACGTATCTGTGGAATTTTCAGGTGCTGGCCAAACATATAACTTAGGAGTTATTGTTCTTTCAAGGTAATACTGAGTTACTCTAGCTTTAGTTTCTTTATTAGGAATATCTAAATATTCTCCACGATCAATACGATCAATCTGGAAATCTGTTTGGATACCGTTAGTTGTACGTCTAATAACCGCATCTAAAACATCAATGTCGTACTGGTTTAAGTCGTAAGAAGTTGTTCCTTCAACTAAATCTAAAGAAACTTGTTCTACTTCCCATATTTGGATACCCCTGTTAGACCAATCTGCGAACATTATATTCATAGATCTTCTAGCAGTTACTCCGTCGTAACCAGTACGATATTCTAAGCCAGCGAGTTCATACGCTTCTTCTATCGCATCAACAGCAGTTAAACTAAATGTTCGTGTGCCTGATGTTGCCATTATGCGTGGAACATAGTTAAAGTTAGAAAAGTAGAAACCGTGTATTGAATATAGATTCCTTCTTTAAACAAAACACCTTCATCTGGAATAACTACGTCTCTTGTTGCTGTAGCAGAAGCAACAGAACTTATTTTAAATAGGCTTGTCCCTGCAGTTGAAGTAGTTAAAAAGTCTACTGATCCTGCGGTAGCGGTACTTGTTAAAAACACGCCTTTTAATCTAGCTCTACCTAGAAAAACGATATCTGAAGAGTCACCACTAATACCTGCTTTAACAGTTCCAGCAGGATCCCCTACAGCGGTTATACTTGCAATCGTAAGGAAGAATGCTGCACTTGTAGCAACACCTGCATTAGCTCCAGTAAGTGCCTCTGTCTGCGCAGTACCATTAATGTCGGTGCCTACGATAGTGAATGAAATTTCATCATCATCGCCACCAGACGTAATTGTTACTTTTCTAGCATTACTTAAAGCAACTGCACCTCCACTAGCAAGTGCACCGCCTATAACTAACGCCGCATTATTCGCTACTTGCGCCGAAACTGAAATGCCATCGTCGTCTGCTGCAAGCGTATCTGCAGTAATGGTGACTGCAATTACATCTGATTGTACGCCCATAAATCTCTCCTATATGAGAACAGGGGCCGAAGCCCCTATCAGATTAATTACGCGATTTGAACGTATTCAATAATGAACGTAAACGATCCTGCTGTTGTAGCATCCACTGTATTAGTGATGTTGCAGAAGATAGTTCTTGCGGTATCTGTGTATTGAACAGAAGCAGGGGCTGTTGTGCCATCCTGTGTTTGAAGAACTAGAGCAGTAATCGTTACGTTGTGTACAACAACAGTTGTACCAGCATCTAAGATTTCGTCTGTCTGAGCTGCAACAATTTGTGCACCAGAAGAA